CCGGAGTTCCCCGGCGTCCACGTTGTACCGCTCCACGGCTTCCGGTTCCGGCATCAGGTACACATGGCCCACGTAGCGCTGGGCGTCCCAGGACCCCGCCGTGACGTCCAGGACGACTTCCCACGGGGCCAGGGCGGAAGTGGACACACGCTTCAGCGGGTCCACGGACTCCACCGGGGCCATCTTGATGAAGCTACACGGGTAGATGAGGGACAGCCGCGTGGCGTCCTCCAGCTGTTCCCGGATGGTCAGGAGGTACTGGTTGGCCGTGGCCTCCGCCACCTCCGGGTTCCCCCGCGCCCTAAGGTCCGGGGTCACCACCACGGATGGGTTCCGGGCGTACAGGCTGCCCAGGTACGACTCCACCACGGCGTACGCCTTGGGGACTTCCGTCCGCAGGATGGTGTCGTATATCTGGTCCTTCTCCCGCCAGAAGTCCGTCATGTACAGGGCCTTCAGGTCCTGCATCCGGCGCCGCTGGGCGTCCCAGTAGGCGTCATGGGCCTGGCAGATATCCCGGATGTCTGAAGGTTCGAGCATAGCGGGCGGTCCTTAGAAGGGGAGACTGGAGGCCCTGATACGGCGGGCGCGGGCGGCGGTCAACAGCTTGTCCACGCGGACACCCTTGGCGGCTACCGCGTGGTCCCTCCAGGATGGCGGGATGTCACGGAGACAGCGATACGCCAGGGCAAGGGCGACCGCCGCATCATCATACCCCCCCGCGGGCGCCTCTGGAGCTACCTTACCTGTTGGAATCGTTAGGGAACGTAGTTCCAGCCACGTCACGCGGTCCATCATCCGGATGACCCCCAAGGCCTCCCGCAACGTGTCGAACGCGTCCAGCTTGGACTGTAGGGTGGTGGTCCACGGCTTCCCCGTCCGTGGGTCCCGCCACTGGTTCCGGTACCGCGTGTACCCCATCTCCAACAGGAAGGCGTGGCCGTGGTTGTTGGACTCGGCCAGGACCAGCGCCTGGTTGTACCGGCTGGCCACCTGGACGACTCGGTGCGCCCACTGGGCTGGCGTCACGCGGTTGGACCGCTCCACGTACACGGGCTGCCGGGTAGCGACGGACACCACGGACAGGGCCGAGTAGTCCCCGCCCACCCCGCCGCCAATGTCCACGCCCATCACGTACTTGTCCGCGGGGTGGGGCGCTTCCAGTTCCCGGCCGCCGTTGGTGCCCAGGGCCTGGTGCTCCACCACGCTAATGTCCTGCATTACGGCGTCGTCGTAGTACCCGCCCTCACGTTCCAGGAAGCAATCGTCAAGACAGGCCGGATACTCCCTGGCAAACTTGTGACGGCTGCCCAGTTGCCCTATCTTCCGGCGTCTCCAGTGCAGCTGTCCGCGGTCCAGTGCGTACCGCTCGGCCAGGGCCTCCTCCTCCTCCGTGGGTTGGAAGTCCTCGGGGACCATCTCCGGAGCGTCCCGGTATGCGGGATGCTCCCACCACCACATGGTGAGAAGGTGCCAGCCGTTTTCCGGGGCGCCCATGATGAGCCGCGCGTAATGGTCGCCCGGACTGTTGGCCGTGGACTCCGCTATCAGTAGGCCCTCCCCCACGGCGGCATCAGCCTGGGCCAGTACCTCCTCCAGGTCCGGAGCGTATGCGGCTTCCGAGATGAGAACGGCCGCGGGCGTAAACGAGCGGAGGCCCGTCTGGCTGCGGCTGGTGAACGCCTGAAGGGACGCGCCCGTGTCGGCGTACACGATACGGTTCCGGGCCTTAGTCTGGATGGGCCGGCGGAGGAGCTGCGGCGGGTCCTCCAGCCAGCGCCGACAGTCATCCAACAGCATGGACGCGGAGTCGTCCCGCATGGACACCACGGCATGCATGGCCGCGTGTCTGGACGTGTACGCCATATGATGCAGGGCGAACTTGGCCCCCGTCGTGGCGGCCACCTGTCGGGCCTTGATGACCAGGATGCGATTGTGGCCGGCCTCGATGGCCTCGAAAATGCGCCGCTGCATGGGTAGCGGGTCGAACGGGATGGGCTTCTTACTGTCCTTGTCCTGGACCTTGTGAAGTTTGCAGAACACGGACGGGGTATTGACTAGGCCCACCACCCCTTCCACCAGGTCCTCCGGGATGGCGGCCGGAAGGTACGGGCGCGTCATGCGACGGACAACAGCGCTCGGAGTTCCGCCACGGCGCCGTCCTCTCCCGTGGGCGTGTCGGCCTCCGCTTCCATGGCGGCCTCCAGAACGAAGCGCGCCGCCAACAGCTGGGTCTGTTTCCCTGTCCCGCGAAGGCAGGCGGCCACGGCCTGGATGGCCTCCGGGGTCAGCCTGTCCAGTTCCCGGCGTACGTCCAGACGGGGGGGGGCGATGGTGGCCCGGTACTCCTCCCGCATGGCCTGGACGTTCCATCGCAGGACGGACTTCCGGGAACAAAGGCCCTGGGCAATACACTCGTCAATCGTGGAACCAAGTTCGAGCGCTTCAGCCACTCGCGTCTGGGTTGGGGTCAGTGCCATGTCCTCGTCCTTCCCTGTCCCAGTGTGTCCGGGGTGCAGGGATTACGAACGTAGCACGCTGGCCCCATGCTCTGGAGGCTGGAGGGCGGGGAACCATCGGCACCACTCCGGGCGCTGGCCGCTCCGGCAGTCGTCCACAAACCACGCCAGTACACCGTCGTGCCACTCGGTGGACGCCATTTGTCGGGACGCCATGGCCTCCAGTTCAGCGCGGGACATGCGGGTTCCATAGTGCAGCTGCGCGGCGTTCAGTTGCTGTCCTCTCGGACAGCCACATGTCACGGCGTAGGCGCGCACCCTCTCCACTCCTTTCCTACGGCTGTGCACGTAGGCCCGGAGCTGGCCGACTCCCCAACAGTGTGGGCAACGGCTGGAGGCCTTGATGATGCGGGCGTCACGTTCCTGGCCGGCCTCGGACTTCATGGTGGACCAGGTAGCGCGGAGCTCTGCGGGCGTGGGCCGGTACGTGGACGCGGCCAGCTGTCGTTCGACCAGCTCGCCAGCCCGGTCCCCGGCCTCCTCCAGTAGTGCGTGGATGGTGGGGCCGAGGAGCTCCCGGTAGTCCCGTGGGCTTCCCGGTCCGGGGAGGGCGGACAGTCGGGCCACCAGCTTCTGGGCGTCAGCCATGGGACACCCCGCGCGTGGTCCGTGGGTGCCGGCGTCGCATTGATTGAAAGATAGTACCCACCTGCGTCAAGTCGTCGGGGCTAAGTCCGCGGGATGACGGGGGAAGGATTACCTGGGCCTGTGGCGCGCGGGTCACTCCTCACCACCCATCGGCGTGACGCCAACGACGCGAAGGGCCAGCTGGTCCAGTGGTACTTCCAGGACCGCAGCCAGTGCCGGCCAGGCAGCCTGGGCGGGGGTCCGTTTCCCTGTGGCCCATCTCCAGACAGTCCGCCGGTCCACCTGGAATCCGGCAGCGGACAGCGCCGTGGCAAGGGCAGCCGGTCCAGTAAAACCCGCGCCCGTACAGCGCAGTTGGAGCCACTCGTGGAAAGGTACGTGCATTTTTCTTCCGTTTTCTGTGTGTAAGGCCTTGCGTGTCGCCACGCCGGCGACTAAACATGTAACATGTCGCCACGGTGGCGACGGTAAGACCACACATTCACAGGGACACACCATGACCACCACCCCGATGATTCAGGCCGTTGCAGCGGCTCCGGACCACGTCCAGCTGTGCGCCGCATACCTGGCGGCCATCCCTGCCTGTTGCGACGCGGAATCACTGCGGGAGCTGGTGGAAGCATTCAACCAGAGCACGGTCCGTCTTGGTGAATCGCTGGACTTTGCACGGACTCAGCGGGCGCTGATGGACATGCACCTGGCCAACAGCGCCCCCCAGTAGAACCACCAACCACAGGACCCCACCCCATGTCTGCACTTGCCTTCACACTCACAGCGCTGGGCCTTCTGGCCCTCGCCTTCATCCCACTGACGGCCCTGGCCGACTTCATCCACAACCACACGTACAAGGGGGATTGATGACACCCATGCGCCTGGCTTCCATTTTCACCGTCCTGGACACTTACGGGGTCCGGGACGTCCTCCGCGTTCAGTCCAGCGTCAACCCGCTGGACCCGGACAACCACACCACGGCCGTCTGGGTCCGTCCCTCGGACTGGGTCAACGTGTACGACGCCATGTTTTACGCCATGGACGACGTCCCGGAGGTCCGCGCCTCGATGGCCACCACGGGCGGGGACATCACCGTGGCCCTTGAGGGCGACGGGTTCCGCGTGTTTGCGTGGTGGCCCATGAAGGACCTGGACAGCGTGGCGGAGCGGCTTCTGGCTGCCGGCGTGGACCAGAAAAAGGTGGACGCGTGGGCCGTCCTCGGGGGTGCCGCGTGAACACGTCCGACACCATCAACGAACTGGCCAAGGCCCTGGCCATCGCCCAGGCCTCCATGGGTCCGGCGCTCAAGGGCGCGAAGAACCCACATTTCCGTTCCAGCTACGCGGACCTGTCCAGCGTGGTGGAGGCCATCCGGGAGCCGTTCACGTCCAACGGCCTGGCCTGGGTCCAAGCGCCCAGCCTGGACCCGGACACAGGTCTGGTCACCGTGGCCACTCGCATCGTCCACAGTTCCGGCCAGTGGGTGGAGGCCAGCGTGTCCGCCATGCCGGGACGGGGTGGGAAGGCGGACCTGTCTCCCCAGGCCGTGGGGTCCGCTGTGACGTACCTGCGGCGCTACGGCCTCCAGGCCCTGGCTGGCGTCCCGTCGGCCGACGATGACGGGGAAGCCGCCATGGGTCGGGGTCGTCCGTCCCACAATGTCCCACAGCGGCGGGCGCCGGCTCCCGCTCCCGCGGCCCAGGGCCGCTGGTCAGACAAGGAGCGCGCGCGCTTCTGTGCTCGCCTTGGCGAGCTGGGCCTGGAGTATGAAGCCGTGGCGGAGTTCTGTGTGGCCAAGGGCCGCCCGCGTCCCTCCGTGATGGGTGAGGACCGCCGGAAGCAGCTCCTGACATACCTGGAGGATGCAGGCTTCAAGAAGTCGGAAGGATGAGGCTGTGCGAAGTCCGCGGCTGTACTGGGACAGCCGTGGCGCTGGTCAACGTGAAGGCCCCCACCTGGAACGTGGCGGAGTCCCGCCGCGTGTGCGCCCGTCATCGGGCGGACCTGACACCAACGGAGAACAACGTGGAAACCGTGCCGACTGTGGAACACAGATACCTGGAAACGATTGCCCTCCTCCGGGCCACGCTCATGGACCTGGACGAGTGGAACACGGAGGACATGGTGGACCACATGGGCGCCCCGGAACTGGTGGCGGCCATCCGTCACCACCACAACGCCACCGTGGCCCGCTGGAAGGCTAAAACGGACCGTCTCGAGGACGAGGTAACGGCGGCCCGGGCGGAGGCCAGGCCGGCCACGGCTTCCCGGATGATGGTGGGCGCCGCGGCCACGATGACCCGCCGCGCCGCTGATGAGCTGGAACCCTGGACCACAGAACGGGACGCCGTCATGGGGATGATGTTGCGGACTGTGGTTGACACACTGGAAGCCGTGAACGGCTGAGGGACGACACGATGAACAACGAACTAATGGAAGAAGTGCTGGCCCTTCCCCGCGGGCGCTGGATGCTGTTGCGCCAGGGCCTCCCCGCCGCACTGTCCGCGGAACTTGGGGACGAGTACCGGAACCACACACGCATCGAAACGCCGGAAGGCCCGCTACGGGTCCTGCGGATGGGCCGCGTCCGCGTGGCTGACCGTGGCGGCTCGTACGACGTCTACGCACTGTGCAACATGCGCCAAGCACCCCGGAACCCGTACTGGGACGCACTGGGCCGGCTGGTGGTGGACAAGGACACGCGGCTGGCGGAACTGGAGGACCCGCACCACGCCACGCCCATGTCGGCGTGGGCCTCGGAGCGGGAGCGCGCGGAAGTCCTGGCCGAGCTGCGGGAACTCAAGGCACAGCGGGAGGGCCTCCTGGCACACGCCACAGCGCTGGCCCTGGAAGTGTCCAGGCAGAGGGAGGCCGCCAATGGGTAGGCACTACACACGCTGGACCCTTCCGGAACTGCGGCGCATTTCCCAGCGCCGCATGGACGGGGAGGAGTGGGACGCCATCGCCCAGGACTACGACGTGGGACCCAATGCCATCCGGGGCGCACTGGCCCGCAATGGATTGTACTACGGGGAACGCCAGACCATGGACCGGGAGAGCCGCGCCGCCATGGTGGTGGAGGCCATCCGGCTCCGCTCCCGGCAGCTGACATGGGACCAGGTGGTGGCCCGCGTGGGGTGGGGGAAGACTCCCGCCGCACTGCGGGCGGCCTGTCGGGTCCACGCGGCGCGGGATGGTGTAGACGTCTGGCGCGGCCGGGGTGCGGCGTGAAGTGGTACGTGGGCATTGACCCAGGACGCACTGGCGCCGTGGTGGCTGTGTCGGATGACTCGGACGCCATGGTGTACCGGTCCCGGCTGGCCGCTGGATGGTCGGGCGACTCGGAACGGCTGGACGCATGGCGCCAGCTCCTGGACGACGTGGGCGGCTCCGCCCATGTGGCCGTGGTCTGGGTGGAGACGCAACACGTCCGGCAGGGACAGCGCGGCCAGGTCCGTCACGTCCGGGAGGCCGGCATGTGGTGCGGCTGGGTCCTGGCCTATGGCCTCGAACTGCAGGAACGCAAGGCCGCGGGACATGAAGGGTGGCGCGTGGCCGCTGGGATGCACACGAGAAGCGGGAAGGCTGACACGCTGGAGATGGTCCAGCGCCGCCTCCCGAACCTGGACATCACGCCCGGGCGGCTCCGGACTCCCCACATGGGACTGGTGGACGCGGCCGGCATTGCGCTGGCCGCCCGTGCCCAGCATGGGAGGACCTGATGGGAACCGAACGGCGCACGGTTGACGGGGTCCAGCTATACCTGATGCGGGCGGAGGACACGGGACACACCCAGGTAATGGCCGGCCATGGTGCGCGGAAGCGGTACCTGGGCGAACTGTTCCCGCAGGTGGTGGACGAGTTGTATCTACACCTATGCGAACTGTCCCCGGGGATTGAAGTCTGGGAACCTGACAGGCCTTGGCCATGGCGGACGCATCACATAACAGTACAGACGGAGTACCAGGCCCTGGTCTGGCTGATTGCACGGGAAGCAAAACGGGGGAAACGATGACTGAACTGGAACAGGTGGAACAGTGGTTGACGGCCTACGTGGCGGCCCAGCCCGGACCACAGTGGCCCCGGGACCCGGGCATCCACACCAAGGCCGGGGACACGGCGTGGTCCAAGGGCGCGCGCTGGAGGTACAACGGCCGCGCGTGGACGCTGGACCTGGTCCCGGACGGCGTCCTGTTTGGGAAGTGTTGGGCGCTCGGCCTCCTCCACTGTGTCCCGGCGGAGCACATGCCGTTCATCACGCGAGACATGGGGGACCGTTGGGTGGTCCAGTTCCTGGTGGACGGCCGGGACATCAGCGTGGCCCATGAGGACGCCGGTATGGCTGTGGGTCTGGCGTTCCGTCAGGCCTACGACGTGGGGCGCGACGGGAAGTAAGTGGCGTACCGCTTGGCCCCGCCGTCCCGGTAGCACTGAAGGAACTGGCCGCGCTGTCGGCCGTCCTTCCTGTGACTGACGTGGACGTGGCCACCTGTGTCCGCCGTGTACCATATGCACTGGTCCACGGGGAGTTCCATGGCGTGGATGAGGGCCGCCACCCTTTCCGCGTCGTGGTCGTTCACCAGCTTGATGTCCGCGGCCTCCCCGCTGACATGCTGGGACGTGGAAGACCCACCCACGGCCCGGTTCACGTCCGGCGCCCGGTACCCGCTGGTGATGCGGACGGGTCCTTCCTCCTCCCGGAGTGGGTCCAGGACAGTGGCCACCAGCTCCCGCAGGGCCGTCACGACTTGCGGGGGTGGCTGGTTGGGGTGGCCCATGTTGGCCGCGGCTGTCGAGCGTGTGAACTCGGACAGCGTAAAGTACCGGCCCAGCTTCTGGTCACTCATCCGTGCACCCCTTCGTCCAGCGTTCCACCAGCAGCGTCTGGAGGCCCGCCTCCTGGCAGCGTTGCGCATTGCTTTCCCCGTCACGGACACACCAGGCCCACGCGCACTGTGGCGACATGGGGTCCCCACCCAGTTCCGGGACGCATTGCGGCGGGGTGTCCGTCAGCTTGTCCGCCAGCATCGTCTCCCGTTGGGCATCTTCCACGGCCACACGGTTCACGGCGTCCACCAGTTCCTGGTTGGACTTGCCCAGGGCCTTGAGGCTGGCCGTGGACGCCTCGAGCGCTGCCACGCTGGCGTCCGGCTTCAGTCCCCACCCAGCGCCAAACCCAGCCGCGCCGGCCACGATGACAGCCACAGCCGCCCACGTCACGGGGTCCACGCTAGTCATCCTTCCGGGACTTCCCGGCCTTGCGGAACGCAATGGCCACGGCCTGGTCCCGGCTGTACCCCTCGCGTATCAGCTTGCGGATGTTCTTCTTGATGTCCTCGTCGGACTTCCCGCTGTACAGTGGCATATCAGTCCCTCCGTGGACGCTTGACGGACTGGGCACGCTTCCCGGCGCGCTTCCTGAACAGGGCTTCCTGTTGTTCCCGCTTGGTGTACCGGGTTTTCGGGGTCTTCTTCTTGTTTTCCACCTCGGAGGGTCGACACGTTTCCCTCTTGCCACCCTCCCCGCAGGGTTTGCCCGTCTGGGTGTCCCGCCACTTCTCCCGTTCCCAACGGCGAAGGCTGGCGCCCTTCTCACCCTTGCGGACGTCCCCCTTGGCCTTGCGGCACTTGGCAAGTTGCTGCGAGGCCCTCGCCGATGGCCACGCGATTCCCGTGGCCTTCACTTTCCGCGTACATGCGTCCGCCATCAGTCCCCCAACAGTTCTGACACGGGCTTGTCCGACCAGAACTTGCACGCCCAGTACCGGGCCTTGTTGGGCGGTCCCGGCTCCGCGCAGTTCATCCGCTTTCGGAAGTTCCGGCGCTTCTCCGGGTCGTCCCGCTTGATGTCCATATCAGGGTCCCCAAACCGGACCGTGTAGGGCTTCCCCTTGTACGTCCCAGTGGCCACGAACTTCTTCCGCCCGTGACCTGGTTCCCCCTTCCGGATGCGACGGACGCCCATTAGGATGCCGCGTCCTGTGGTGGGAGCCGGCCGTAGAGGCCGCCCACCTTCCTATCGATGCGTTCGAGCTGGCCCAGCATGGCGTCCGCGCGCTTGTGGCACTCGTCCATGTTCCGCAGCCATGCGTCCCGGTCCTGCTGGTGTTGTTCCAGAAGGGCGTCCACCTGGGTCAAGTGTTTGTCCACCCATCCCTTCACGGCCGGGAGGACGGACTGGGTAGCCACCCGCCACGCGGCCACAAGCATCCCCAACAACAGAACCAGGGAACTGGTCGGGCCTGTCAGCATGGAGAGCAGAGCGGCGTGTTCTTCCATCAGGTACTCGTAGGCTGCGGGTCGCGGGCCACAAGCTCCACCACGTCATACAGGCCGAGCTGCTGCAAATGCGTGGCCAGAACCGGCGTCTGGCCTGCTGCAATGCGCGCCAGAATGTCAGCCCGGACACCGTCCCACACCACGGCGTCCCATGCGGAACGCACCAGGACTACGGGTTCCCCTGTACCCTGTACGGAATGGGTCACATCGATGTCTGCTCGATTCATGGCGCATCCCCTGCCGGGCCGATTGGCGTTTTGATGACGCGATAGTACACGGAGAAGACGTTGGACACCCCGGCCGCCAAGGTCTGCTGGGACCCCATGCTGAGCTGCAGGTACACCGTTCCCGCGTAGTTGGTGACGGTCCTGTTGTTGAATCCGGTGGATGTCCCGTCGGACTTGATGGCCCACCCAAAGGCCAGGCCCCCCTTCCCGCTTACAAAGGCCGTCCGCCCATAGCCATACTGGTTGGACAGGTTGGACGCGGTCAGCGGGGAAGCGTTTGTCCGGATTTGCCCAATACGGGCCGCGCCGCTGGAGTGGTATGGCGTCCAGTACAGCCCGGCAAAGTTCATCGTGGTGTTACTTGTGGCCGTCGGGCTGCTGCTGATTCCCAAGGCAAACTGGGACAGGGCCGCGCCTGCCACTGCGGGAGTGTTTACCCACGTTTCGATGGTCCAGCCGGTATCGCTAAGGCTAACCGCGGTCCCGTCCGGGTACGTCAGTTCGCGGTAGTAGCGCTGCCCGTTGAAGTTGGCGCCGTCAATCATGTCATCCGCAGTGGGTGTAAACGCGTTCCACGTCACTGTGGTGTCGTTTCCAGCCACAGCCACAGAGGACACGCGGCCATTCCCGCCCGGGTCGGACGATGTCCACGACCCGTCCGTTACATCGATGGCTTCCCAGTCAGGCAGGCCGGCGGAGCCGCCGCCGCCGCCAGACGGGCCACCACTGGCTCCCGTGGTTGGGTCGAATACTGGAACGATGGGCACGGCCTACTCCATCCAGAAGATTTCAGAACCCGCAAACACGGGCGTAGACGTGGCGTCATCCACGTGGGCGAACAGGTACAGGGTGCCATTGCCTGGTCCGCCCAGGTCCTGACGCAACGCGGCCCCCACTTTGAAAACGGCGCACTTGGTCCCGGCCGTGGTGATGCCGGCCGTGAGTGTGGCCGTGACGTCCGGAATCAGCTGGATGTCCCCGGCGGCGTCCTCACACAGTCGGATGGTGACGGAGCTGGCGCTGGTGGCGCTGGTCAACACCACCTGGATGGTGTCCACAATCCCAAAGAAGTTGGCCCCGTCCTTCTGGAACGCTGGCAGGTATGACGTCAAGTCGTGGGGGTGTACGTCGTTCAAGTCGAACGACGTTCCCAGGGCCTGGTTGCCCGTCACGGGGTTATTGTGAAGGAAGCGGGTAATACGTGTGGGCATGGTGGCCCCTCCTCATCTTGGACTGGCTGCCACCCCTATCCTACTCCCCGTCCGCTCCTTTAGCCAATGTTTCCGCGGCCTTAGTGGCCCGGAACTCCGGGTCGGCGGGCGCCACTTCCACGGGGAGCGCGGCCGCTGCTACGCCTGGCGCCCCACGGGGAAGGATGGCATCCGCAAACACACGTTGGGACGGGATGAGGGCCGACGAGAGCCGCAGGCCCGTTTCCGCCATGTCCGGCGTGATGGCCCGGAGGGCCTGGACGTTCCGCAGGCCGCGGCCGCTTGGCTTGATGACATAGAACCCGTCCGCGCCGTCCGTGGACTCCCCGCCCTTGACCTTGATGTAGGGCACACCCTCCGGAGGCTGTTGCGCCCACAGCCGTGGGTCGTCCACTAACTCCCCGGAATCATTGAAGGTTTGCAGGGCCAGACCTTCCGGAGGTGGCTGGTACTGTGGGTCCAGTAGGCTGTGGATGCCGCTGTACCAGCCGGCGGCCCTGTCGGGGTCCAGTGCGTCCGCCGTCAACAGCATGGCGTAGAACACTTGCTCGTCCGACAGTTCCGCCATCTCCACGTTTCCGGGGTCATAATTGCCGGCCTCGTCCAGTCCCCCGATGATGTCCAGGATGCCCAAAACCTTGTCCACCATGTCCTCCGCTACCTGGGCGCCCGTCTCCCCCACACGCTCCCCGATGTACTGGGAGCCGTCGCCCCATCCCCGGCCGATGGCTTCCACCAGGTTGGCAGCCACGTAGTTCACGGCGCCGGCCGTGGTCAGTGCTATGTCAATGGGTGCAAACAGCGGGTTGGATGGGCCGTAGAACACGCGGCCGTCGTCCTCGTATCGGAGAAGCGTGCGCAGTTCATCGTCCCCGGCCAGTCCATACGGGTCCGCGGCCTGGGCCTTCCGCTGGTGGGCGCGGAGGATGGCGGTAACGGCGCCCGGGTTGTCCGCTACCTTGCCCACCATCTCCGCCAACAGCTGGTAATGCTGGGCGGCTGTGGCCACGTACTGGCCCAGCCAGTCCTGGACGGCATCCGGGACCTGGGCATAGTCCAGCTGGCTGCGACGGGCCAAGGCTGCGGCCTCCGCTGGTGGTTCCCCGGCAGCTAGCGCGGCTTCAAACACTCCCCGCCGGTACGTCAGCTCGATGGCCTCCGCCATGCGGGCGCCCAGGGACCGCGTGGCGGGGTTGGCTGCATCCAGCGCCCGCTGGAACCGTGGACCCAGGCCGGATTCCTGGGCGGACTTGCGGGCGGATACCAACAAGTCACTGGCCAGGCTGCCCACGCGCTCCGTCTCCAAGGCCGTGGCGCCCAGTCCGTATTGGTCGGCCAGGTCCGCGATATCGTCCGCGGTATACACGGTCCCATCCGGCGCCCGCAGGATTCCAGCATACCGCCGGTTCGACCACTGGCGCGGGTCCAAGCGCCGGCCCATCTGGCCCAGCGCCCGCGCCGTGTTCTGGACGCCGATAGTGGCCAGGGAAATGACAGGGGCCTGGACAAGTCGGCCCAACACTAACGGAAGGTTGGGGACGGCGTAGCCGTACCGCGCGTTGAACACAGCGTTCCGCGCCCACGTCACACCAGCGCGGCCAAGGTCCTGGGCCAGCTGTTGGAACCCGGCGCGCTGCATCACAGGGACGGAGTCCTGGATGGCGCTAAACATCTCGCCATGCTGGGCCAGCATGTTCTCGAAGTCGGACGCGGCCGTGTCGTACTGACGGACGACCCCGCGGACGCTGTCGGCCTGTGGGGCCAACGGGAGGCCGGGAGGCCGAGCGCGGCCAGCCAGCGCCATGGCATCGTCTTCCGCCCGGAGGATTCCCTGGCCCACGGCCTCCGCTTCCCGTCCCGCCGCGGCCAGGCCCTTGACCACGGATTCTTCCATGAAGTTCTTGAGGAGCGCCAGCTGGACGTTCTCCTTGGACTTGGTGGACGCGATGAAGGATGCCGGACTGGCCCCGTCCCATCCCTTGACGATGCCGGCGGCCACCAGCTGCCGGTCCAGGTCCAGAAGCCGCTGGACGGTTGGAAGTTCCTGGGAACCACGCAACAGCGGGGACACTGCGGCCCACAGTGCGTCAGGCTCCCCCGCATACAGGTAGGGCAGGACACGCTTCCACACGGATTCCGCGGCTTCCCCGCCGCTGGCCATCTCCGTCATCTCGTCCAGTGCCTTGTCCACGCTTCGATACTGGGCGGCCATCTCGTCCAGGACCTTCCCCGTAGTACGGAAGGCCGCGGACGTGGTGGCCCGGATGTTCTCGCGGGCGGCCTCCACGGACAGCGGGGCGCGCTGGGCGGCCTGTCCACGCATGGCCCGGAGCCGGCGCCCCACCATCGTGTCCAAGGCCTTGGGGTTGTCCGCCCGGGCCACAAACTTCTGGAGGTCTGAGAGCCGGCGGGATGCTGTGGCGACTCCCGGAGCGGCGCGGACTGCGGCCAGGCTCCGTATCTCCTCCAGGGCCAGCCGGAGCGTCTGTGGGTCCACGTCGTCCCAGGACGTCAGGCCCCGGAGGCTGGCCACGGGGGTGGGTGGTCCTGAAGGGTCTGGCGCCCAGGCCCTGGCTACCTCGTCCGGACTTGAACGCGTGTACAGCTGACCAGCGGCGCGGGGGTCCTCGTCCAAGGCCCGGGCGGCGCGCTCCACCAGGGAACGGGTAGCGCTCCCGCGCGCTGTGGCTGTGGCCGCGTCCAGGCCATTGGTGGCCACTTCCTGGACGATGTCATCAGCCGCGCGTCCGAGCTGGGCGGCCAGTGCCGCGTCCGTGCCGGCCACGCGGGCCTGGATGCGCCGCAGTTCTCCAGCGATGGCGGGCGCGTCACGCTCCACGATGGTGGCCACTGTCCTGTTGGCGGCTTCCCGGATGGCGGGAGCGGCCGCGCGTGGTGCGGCTACGGCGTCCGTCACCATCACGAAGTCACCCGGAGTGTTCCGGACGATGGCTTCCTGCATCCGCAGGAATGTAGGGGCGGAGGTACGGAGCGCCCCGATAGGCGCGTCCGGGTCCTCCCCAATGGCCCGGGACACGGCGCGGGCCACCTCGTCCGCGCTCCGTCCATCGCTGGCCTTGATGGCGTCCAGTGCCGCGTTCGTGGCCTGTTCGCCCAGGACGATGCCTTCCCGGCGGACAATCTGTTCCGCTACTCGCTTGGTCAGTCGCGCGTCAGCCTGTGGTGTCCGAGATGCTGCGGCCGCAATATCCGCCGCGGCATTGATGACCCGGGAGTCCACGCTATCGGCGAAGCGGATGAGGTTCTGGGTCGGGGACAGGATGGGCGCGTACTTCCCCAGGAACGTGCCCAGCTTCTGGGACGTCTGGGCCGCGGCTCCGGGACCAACGGGAATCAACATCTCGCCCATGGTCCCCGCCCACCAAGCCGCGTCCTCGTCACCAAATACGCGGGCCATTTCCTCACGGAACACGGGGTTGGCGCGGGCCTCGTCACCAATGCCGCGGCCCACGGTGATGTTCTGGGCAAGGCGTCGGATGAACTCCGGGTCCTGGGATGCTACCCGGCGCTGTTCCGGGTCCATGCCGGACACCGTGGCCTCCAGCGGGGCCTCCTCTGGTACGCGCGCCGTGCGCTCCGTAGGCTGGCCCGGTAGCATGGCCGGCGCCACGGGCAAGGCCTCCACCACGGCTTCCAAGGCCTGACCAGTGGGCGCTCCGGTGGCCTCCTCAATACCGCCCGCGATGGTCCGGGGTACCGTCGTAATGACTCGCACAAGGTCCCGGGCCGACACTGTGTCAGGGACTCCCAGGCCGCGCCGCAGTTCCGCCACCTTGAACCCGAAGTCCTCCCGGTCCAACGGTTCCCCCGTCGTGGGGTCCACGTCGTACCCCAACGCGCCAAAATAAACCTCCCCAAACAGACCCGACAGTGCGCCCAGGCCTCCCCGCATGGTGGCGGCCAGTGGCGTCTCCACGATGGCCCCCGTGTCCATCGGGCGGGACAGGACGCCGGACACCATGGCCTCCGGGCGTTCAAACTCCGGAAGCGGGCGGCCGGCGGCGCGGGCCTCCGCGATGGCCTGACGCTGGGCGGCCAGCTCTTCCCCACGGCGGCGCGCTTGTTCTTCCGTCATGACTGGCTGTTGGGCGAAGGCCTCCACCAGCTCCTCCCCCGCTGTAGGGGGGCGGAGGTCTCCGGTATCCGGGTCCAGGTACCGGCGTTCATAGCGGACGGGTTCCGCCAGCGGCCCTTCGTATACGGGGACCTGTCGCACGCGCGTGGGACGGAATGGCGGAAGGACCAGTGGGGGCGCCGCAAGCTTCAGCGGCTCACCCACCTGGCCTGTCACGTCCAGACGCTGGAGACGCTTCCGGCGCTCGTCTTCCAGGTTCTTCCGGTACTCGGCCTGTGCCGCTTCCGCGCGCTGACCGGCTGGCGTGGCGAAGTCGGGGAAGGCTGCCGCCGTCCGTTCCTGGGCTGCATCCCGGGCGTCCAGTTCAATCTGGGCGCGGCGCTGCAAATCTCCAGGGAACTCCGGGAACGGCGCCGCGGCCTTGGGGGCGGGCGCAAGGCGCCGGGCCTCCTCCTCGTCCCGTCTGGCCAGTTCACGGCGGGCCAGCTCCGCCAGGGCCTGGTCCCGGACGCTCACTGCGCACCCTCAGCCAGCCGCAACAGCTCTTCCCTGGTCATTCCTTCAAGGTCCGGAACGCCCGCGGGCGCTGGCGCTGGAGTGGGTGCCGGCGCGGGCGCTGGAGTGGGCGCTGGCCGTCCGGCCAGGATGTCCATGGCCTCCTGTTCCGACGCGATACCCGTGGGGAAGCGTTCCGGCTCCCGTCGTGTCACCACGCGGGGAGCGGGACGTGGCGCTGGCGCGGGAGCCGGAACGGAAGCCCGGGCGCGTGGCGCGGGCGCTGGTGGCGCTGGTGGTGCGTCCACTGTGACCCCGCCGCCCAGCTGGATGTCCGGTTCTGGCGCGGCTGTTTCCGCGAACATGGACCGCATGGCCTGCCGGGCCTGTTCTGGCGTGAGTCCGGAAGCGCGGGCGCGGCTGTATGCGCGGCGCGCTTCTTCCGCCCGCTGTTCCGTGGTCTTGGCCTCCATCGCTTCCGCCGCGGCCTCCTGTCCCAGTCGCTCCTTCTCGGCCTTGGCCCGCTCAAGGCGCGCGGCTTCCTGGGTTGCCAGTCGCTTCTTCTGTTCCGCGGCCTTGGCTTCCCGGGCCTTCTGGTCCGCTTGGAGCTGGGCCTGGGTGGGGACGTCCACGCCTTCCCGGCGCTGCCGGTCCAGTGCGAGGGCGAACCCCACAGCCTTCTCCAGTTCCCCGCCCTTCAACGTCTTACCCAGCTGGCGTTCCAGGTCCGCTACGGTCCAGTCCGTCCCCGTGGCCTGGTACTGGTCCAGAAGTCGGGCCACGGATGTCTGGATGGTGGTCGCGGCGCGGAGTTCTTCCCCGGCTACCTCCTCCAGAAGACGGTCCGCCGTCCGCGCGTACCCATACATGGGCGTCCCGCGGTACTGGGTGTATGGGTCGTCCGGGTCTATGCCGCGGTCAATCAGCTGACGGCGGAGCCGCTCCAGGCTGATGTCCTCGTACTGCGGCTGGAGCGTAGCGGCGCGGCCTTCGAGCTCCGCCACCTTCCGGGCCTGGTCCAGGTATCGGTCGTTAAAGAACTTGCGCTCATCGTTCCGGAACGCCTTGGTGGCCTTGGCCCTGTTGTACGTGGCCTGTGCCACGCGGAGGCCCTGGGCCACTTCCTTCTCCGTGGCGTCCGGGAACTGGGCGGCCAGCTCCTCCGCCGTCACGCGTCCGTCATCCAGAAGTCCCAGATACGCGCGGAAGGCCTCGTCTTCCGTAGCAAACAGGGAACCAGCCGGGAGGGCCGCGGCGGCGCGGCGGTTGACTTCCGCTTCCCCCTCGAACCCTCCAGCGATACCGGCCGGGCCTCCGAACTCCACGATAGCGGCCGCGCGCTGGGTCAGCTCCAGGTCCCGCTGTTCCTCTGGTGTCAGCTTCGCCTCTCCACTGGGAACGGCTGGACGTTCCCCGCCCGGGAGCCGCCTCCGGAAGTCGTCCACCATGGCCTGGGTGGCGCCCGCGGCCACAGCGTCCGCCACTACGGCGTCCACCTGGGCTTCCGTCATGCGGCGCGCTCCCGTGTCCTCCCGCGCGATGGTGTCCAGTGCCACACCCACCTGGCCCGGGCCAGTGGCGGCTGGGTCGAGGAGGGCCGCGGCCCATGTCGGCGTCCGCTGGGCGGCGCCACGGGCGGCCCGGGCTGTGGCCACGGAACGGGATGCCGCGATGGTGTCCCGGTTCACCATCTTGAGCAGCTCGGAAGCCAGTCCTTCCTGGGACTGAACGGCGGACAGCTGGGCGTCCAGCTGGTTCAGTTCAGACCGGGCCTGGCTGGCGTAGGACTGGGCGGCCTGGAAGCGCTGTTGCTCGTCGGCCAGGTCCCGTTCGATACGCTCCAGCTGTCGGGCGTAGCGATAACGGGCGTCCAGTGCGTCCAGATATGCATCACGGCGGGCCATTCTTACCTCCTCGGGGCGCGGGAGCCGTAGGGGTCGGGGGTGGCGCCTTGCTTGCGCCGCATGTACTCCGCCATCAGGTCCGCGTCCGTCATTGCTTCGCCCTGCCGGATGCCTTCCAGTTCAGCCGCGAAGGCCTGCTGGGCACGCTGGCCAACGGCCTCCGCTCCGGCCTCGAAGGCGCCGCCAAACATCCCCGCGATACCCTGGGCCACCCCGGCCCGGCGCTGACGCTGGGCAACATCGAGGGCCGCCATCTCCTGACGCTGGAGGGCCGCGGCTTCCCTGTCGGCCTCCGTCTCCAGCTGTCGGCCAGCCTGGGCCAGCTGCTGGGCTTCCTGCTGGGCCACCTGTTCCCGCAGGAACACGTCCCGCCCTGTGACCACTGGAGCGGCTGCGGCCTCCCGGAGCGCCCGGGATTCCTGTTCCCGCTTGATGGCGCCGGCCTCGCTTGCCACCTCCCCGCGGATGGCTTCCCGCTCCAGCTCGGACAGGCCCAGCGCGCCCTGGCGTTCCAGTTCTTCCAGCTCCTCCAGCCGCTTCCGGTCTTCCGCTGTGAACTGTTGACGGGCGGCCGCAATCTGGCCGGCTCCCGTCGCAACACTGCCCAGGGCCTTTCCAGCGGCCTGGGCCGCCATCAGTGCGCCAATACTTACAGCCATGCCGGCCTCCTCACAGGTACGTGACTTCCACGGCCACACCCCAGTTCAGGATGCAGGACCGGTCAATGGTGGACAGGGAACACAGGCCGATTGTATAGCGGATGGGGCCGCTGGTGGTGTCCATGTACACCCCATCATGCTGGCCGTACCCGATGTATGTATACGGCGCGTCCGCGCCCTTGAACTGGGCGCCGCCATTTTCCCAGCCGTTGGTGTTGTTGACCGTCTCCTGACTGGCGGACGCCACAACGAACTGGACCCCGCCCACATATGGAGCGGTCCGCGTGTAGCGGTCCGACGTACCCGGGCCGCGGCTCCCGTCATCCGGGCCAGCGTCCACTTCCCAGAAGTAGTGGAACAGGACTGTGGCCGGCGCGCGGATGTCCAGCGTAAAGCCGGTGCCAGGCTGTTGCACCCACTGTTCCGCGCCCGTGTACCGGCGGCCGGTGATGGCGGACGTGGTGAAGGACACGCGGACGGATGCGCCACCACTCCACTGGCCCCCCTGGTAGCCCGTGACGCCATGCTGTAGGCCGCGGATGGGGTCCCACTTGGGTGGTTGGACGTGGCGGCCATCGATGAACTGGCCGGCCAACAGGTCCGCGCCCACAATGCCTTCGTGGAGATAGACCCGGAGGGCGTCCGTATTCCCTTGGACATCCGCGGCGGTGAGCGTCGTCCCCGCTGTAAACGTGTTGGGCGGCGTGTATGCCATCAGCCTCTCCGCATATGGACGGCGGACAGCTGTCCCTGTGTGAGTTCCAGATACTGGGTGACACCACCCACAGCCGTGTACAGCTCCAGCCGGTTCTGGGTTCCGGACCGCTTGGCGTGGTAGATGCCGTGGGCGACGATGCGCAGCCCATAGATGGTCTGGGACCCGGACGGCGTGAACCAATAGGCCCCGGACACCCCACCCCAGCGCATGTCAAGCGTGGTCCGTGCGTTGGTGGCGCCCTCCACGGCGTTCCCTTCCGCGCTGTACTCCAGGTACGCCGGGACCACAGTGGTGGCGGCCGTCTGGGACAGGTTCCCGAACGCGGGCGTTCCCGTCTGGAAGTCCGTCTGGCCTGGTACCGGTACGAAGTTGGCCAGCGTGGCGTCCGTCGTGTCCATCTCCAAGTGGAGGACCCAACAGGCCAAACAGTCGTTCAAATCGAAGGACCCGCCCGCGCCGTTATCGATGGCCAGGGCGCCCAGGTTGGGCGTGGCGTATGGACGGCCCGTGATGTAGGGCCGCGCCCCGATGTCCCAATAGACCCGCAGGATGTCCCCGCTGGTGACGGTCCACCCCGTCAGCCCGAAGTCCAGCCGCGTGCTTCCGCCACCCACCTCCGCGGGCGTGGCCGGGGACGCGGTAGCGCTCGGAATGGACTGGACGCTGGAGTGGTCCCAGACGCCCGTCCCCAACACCACGCGCTTGGAGTCAATGGTGATTAGCTGGTTACCCCGGACCTGTGGGAGGTCGATGGACGCGGCGCCATGGTTGGCCACGTCCAGCGCTCCGGGCTGGCTGTATGCCGTGTACCTGTTGTTGAGGTCCGTGGCATCGATGCTGTCCCCGGCGTCAATGCGGTCCTGGATGATGCGAGACATGCGGCCCTCCTACTTGTACCGGGCGATGGCCAGGACTTTGTTGCCCCACAAGTGGGCCTGCATCAGGTGGAAGCCGGACGGCCCGTTGTCCACGATGGCGTCGTCCTGTCCTGCCGGGGTGTACCTCCACTGAAACTGGACTTCAAGGTCCCCCTGTGGGTATAGGCCTCCCCCGAAAATCCTGAATGATGCCATGGACTTAGCGGTCCCCTGACGCTCCACCATGGTCACGCCACCCACCTGGATGCGGAGCCGCATATATTTGGCGTTTGGGGGGTGGTTATTGTTCTGGGTCTGCTGAAACCCGGGGAAGATGGATGCCTGGCCGCTCCACTCAATATGGAGATGGCCACCACGGAACCCCGTCAGCGTCTCCGTGTACGCCGTCTCCCATCCGCCGCTGTACAGCTGGTACGTGATGGCCAGGAACTGGTCCCCCCTGTTGTTGGCCGTGTCCATCCGGACGTTGGTCTGTTCGCCCTGGGTGGTACCCGTGCCCCACATGGGGTTCGAGCTGGTCCCACTCGTCCAGACCTGGTGGAGAGCGTACTGGCCCACGTTGGTGGGGTCGTACTGGCGGTCCGGCGTCTGGGTGCGGTCCAGTGTGGTGATGGCGGACTGGCTGGCCCTCATCTCCGCGTTCAGCTGGTCCGCTTCCGCCGTTTGGCCGCTCCGCGCTTGGTGTTCCGTCCAGTACTTCATCCCCGTTTCCCCGCGATGGTGTTGGTTCCGGGTAGCCGGTACTCGACTTCCCAGCCCACCAGAAGAAGGTCGTCCGTGGTGGAGACTTCCAGCGCGAACCACGCACAGGACTGCTGGGCGACACCGATACGAAGGGGGACCAGCTGGGTGTCCTCCCATACGTCCGTCCCAATGGTGGCGGAGTCGTATACGGGAAGGTTGGCCGCGTCTGGTGGCTGGGCCAGGTAGGGCCGACAGGCCAGACCCTCCCGCTGAAAGTCCTTGTAGGCCTCCGCGGTGATGTTGACGCTACCCGTCGTCATGGCCCACAGCGTGGCGTACTGGACCCGCTTCTGGAGCTGGGCGTCCCCAAGGTCCAGCCAGGCCGTCTTGATGATGGACGTGGGCGGACCGTTTTCCACGTAGGCGTCCCCCACGATGGAGCCGCCCATGGCGCGGCGCCCGGAGATAACAAACAGGCCCGCGGGGTCGTCATTGCCCGGGGCGCTTCCCGTGTTGTGGCCAAATATCAGTTGGCCGTTGTGGAGCCGGTCCAGGCTACCCACGGGGAACCCGGTGCGTGTGCTCCATCCTTCCTTTTCCGTGTGGAACACCACGCCCAGGTTTGGCCGGTCGTTCCCGTCCACTGGGACGTACAGGTGGTACGCGCGGTCCATCGGGGAGTACCGGCCCACGGCCCGGGCTGCACAGTCCGGGGTCAGTCGCCGTAGCGTCCGCTTGATGGGTTCCGACAGCCGCAGGACCTGCATTTCGGAGCCGCCATCGAAGCCACCCTGGAGGGCGTACACGCCGTCCTGGGCCAGGAACACCACGCCCAGGCCGGGGACCTGGTCCACGGTGTGAGGACTGCGACAGGCCACCTGGGACGTGACAGTGGTGGCCTGGAAGCCGTTGGTGAAGTCACCAGACACCACGTCCACGCCGTTCTCCCGCAGGACGACGAGCACACGGTAATGGCTGAACAGCCGTACAACGGCGCCACCTGGAGCGGCCAGCCGGATGTAACTGGCCGCGCCGAACTGGTCCGGAAGGCCGGGGTGGCTGAAGTACAGCGTGTTGGGGTCCTCGGGGCCACCATCCAGGAAAAGGCAGTCTTGGAACACTGCGGCGGTACCAGCCCGCGGGGAAGGGAGCGGGATGGACTCAGTAAGGGCCGGGGCCAGCGCGCCCACGGCCGTGGAGCGGTACGGGTCAAACCATAGGTCGTCGGTGTTGTTCCGGACCGTGTCCAACAGGTACAGGTCCGTGTCCCCATAGGTGGGGGAGTCCACGCTGGTGTTCTGGGTCCGGTACACGCGGCGGGCCACCACGCCCGGAGGGCCAAGCGGGAGCCGCATGGCCACACAGTAGCGGAACCCCTCCGTGTTGCCTTCCAGGACCCACGATACGGCCACCTCGTCCGATAGCGGGGACTCGCTTCCGTTCTCCATCAGGAAGGACACGCGGTACCGGAAGTCCGCGGCCTGGCCGTCCGCGCTGGTGGTGTTGTTGGCGAAGCCCAGCCCGTAGGCCTTGGGGAGTCGGATGGCGCCCCGCCCATCGGGCCACCACAGGGTCACACTGTCACCCGTCACCGTGTCGGACGATGCAGCGGGGGCGCCGGCCGCGCTGGTGATGGTCTGGACGTCCAGAAGGTCCGGGCTGGGTGCCTTGGATGTCCAGCCCAGCGGGCGGACGACACCAACACCCACCGCCGTGGCCACGTAAGTCCGGTCCGGAAGGGGCCAGGGCCGGACCACTACGGGGGTGTCTCGTCCGTTGGTGACCAGGACAGCGTCCCCCACGACTGTGTACTGGCTGGCCGCTTCACCCGGAGCAGGGACGGTGCGCCCAGCCTGGAGGGCAAACAGGACGCCCTCCGCGCCCACTTCCCAGAACAGGTACAGCGTCCCGCCGGACTCGAACAGGATGGAGTACCGCCGGCCTCCGGGGAGCTGCTCGAAAACAAACAGGCTGTCAATGGGGCCAAGGTTGTGGAACGGCTCAAACCGGAACGCGGGGTTGGGCCTGTACTTCTCGAACCCCACGCGCGTGGACCAGCCGAACGTGGCCGGGTCCACTGTCACGTTCTCCAGCCGCGTGAATGCGTCCGCCGGCTGTGGCAGGAACTCGACAACGGCGCCCAGCTCCCGGAACTGTTGGGTGATTCCCTGCATGGCGTCCTACGGGGTGTAGATGAGTGGGCCGTAGATGTTGGGGTACACCTGGAAGTCCGCCCCGCCGCGCTGGATGCGCCGGGGTGGCTGGCCCAGATACCGCGCTTCCATCTCCCGCGTAAGCGTCGTCCGCTTTCGCTGGTAAACCGCGCTCAGTGCGGGGTTGTCGTGTTTTAGCGTGACCTGCTCAAGCGCCGCGTACGCGATGGCCTGGGCGAAGGCTGCCGGGACCAGTGGGATGTCCGTGTCCTCCCGCATGGGGCGCGGGGCCACCAGCCGGCGGACGGACACGTCCGTGTCCGCGCTTGGGTGCGGGTACAACATGAAGGACGGGTACACGCCGTTGGCATCCTGGTAGCGGATGGCGCTGGCCTGGAATGACTGGCCCTCGAGGACGGACAGCCGCGTGTCCGGAACCAGCGTGACACCACCAGCCGGGGCCACTGTGTCCGTGTTGGCCGTGATGCCGCCGCTCCCATCATGGCGGAGCCGCTGGGGTGCATTGATGCCCAACGACGGCGCCGTGAAGTAGTACCGGCGATAGAGGCCCGTGCTACTTGGGACCGTCTCCGGGGTGAGGTTTAGCTCCTCGTTGTCCTGTAGCGTGATGGTCAGGACGGCCGACAGTGCCGACTCCAGGCCGGCGGACACGCCTGGCCCGTAGGATTCCGGAGTGTATGACCCAGGTCCCCACACGTTGACCATGTAGATATTCAGGGTGCGGACACCACGGCCAGCGCCCGGGGTGGCCACGGTGACCCCGCGGGCCTTCCGGGGTGCGGGAAGGCGAGCGCCCTGGCTGGGCAGGTAGGCCTCCGGGGTGCCCAATAGGTCCCGGTCAAGTCGGGCCAGGTCACGCTGGAACTTGGACAGCTGGAACTGTGGGGTGGGTAGCCCCGTGTCCATGTCGTTGACCATCATAATGGTGGCCGTGTCCCCGGGTAGGAATACCTCCCGCTGTTTGATGGTCACGGCATAGGTACCCGTGGCGCCCTGGAAGTCCCTGTCCAGGAACAGCTGGGAAGCGCCGGACACGTAGCGGACCCGGTATTCCCCCTCCAGGCCATTGGCGTCCGTGATGGTGACGGTTCCACCTTCCCACGGGGAGCCGGGGAGGACCGTGGACGAGCTGACGGGGAACCCGGAGCCGGCCACAGTGGCGGAGCCGTTGGACACGCTGAAGGAGCTGGTGGCGTCCGTGGGGACTGTCACCGTGGCTTCCTTCTGGCAGAACATCCAGGCCCGGTCCGTCAGGAGGCGCGTCTGGGCGTCGTTAAGCAGGTTGTCCAGCTGCTCGTCGTACGTGCTGTTGGTGGGGTCGTAGTCCAGGAGGTTCCCGACATACGCGCGGAGGTCTGCGAGGTTCACTCTGGACTCCTACTGAAAGGCCCCGGCGCCCACAGGTAAGCGCCGGGGCCAGTGTAGCGCGGGGGAGCGCTACGGAGTGGTCACAGGGACGGAATGACCCACACGTCCGCCGCGTTGGAAGCTGCATCTTCCAGAGCGATGGCCGCAATGTTGACGTTGGCCGCATCAGCGATGGTCGCACGCCCGGACGTGGTGGTGTCCAGTGCGAGGGCCAGACCGCTGGTGGCGCCCGTGGCGACGTTGGCGCCTTCTGCGT